TAAATAGTTGTTCCTACTGGATCGTCAGTTTTCCATGTAAACTGTCCTAAAAATGTTGGTATACGAAATAACGTTGAAAGTTTAGTCTCAGGAACTCGAGTTGCAAAATGTTCTGCATCACAAGATTGCATTGCTGCAGGATCTAGTGTCAAATTTTCGAGACTTTCGATGTTACGAGCGTTACTCATATATTGCTGATCTTTTCTTGTGGCCGGTACTCCTGAAATTGGATCTATTGGTTTGTCTAATAGTAATCCGAGAGCATCGCCGACAATGTTGCCTGGTATTAAAGATGAAACAAGGTTGTCAGCTTCCTTGCCCAAATTTGAGAAAAATGATTGTTTAACTACATGCATGGTTATAGTGGGTTCGTCGAGTTCTTCATTAAATGGAAAGACTGATACAAAACCACTGTCTGTGCGCCTCATACTTAAAGGTGGTGAATTTTTAGTAAATCCAAAATCATTTGAATCTGAATTCACATAGCCATCGGTGAAAAATTCCACATAAAGTGGATCAAAATTAACTAAATTGTAACTTGGTTTAAAATATAAGATCTTATTACGCAATTCTGTGAAATAATCTTTCCCATAAAAGAAAGCATTTCTCAAAACTGAATTACAATTGTCTTCACAAGCCAAATCATCATCATCGCTTACGCGTACCCAAGATAGAGTTTCTAAATTCGCAGACTCCTCAAACTGCGCTACATAAAAGTTTCGCAACTTTCCTGTATTGTTTTTCAAAAACATACAAGAAGTCACAGGTACTGTAGTAGTAAGTTCAGCGTTCTTATGAGCTGGTGTATAGCCCATTCCATGTTCAGCCAAAACTGCAGCAACAGTTTGTTGGTTGAAATATGGAATTACAGAACGTTCAACTGCAACCCAATTGTCATCGCCATAAATTGCGGTTCTTACAAAACGCCTATAGTGGTAAATATCTCGATACTGTAAAGGCATTACAGTCATCCAGACTAAGCGCAAATAAGACTCAGCAACCCAAGAATTTATGATTACTGTGAGATCAGTCCCTGAACACATTCCTCCATTGGTATAGAGCAATATGTTTCGAAATTGATGGGGACAAAAACTTATCTCATGTAGTAATACTCGTCGTACTACTGACTTGTCTCCATACCATTTATCTAA